GCCCCGCCCCCTGCTCCCACCCGCGCACATCTGCCGCCCGGGTTGCGGCTCCCAGCGTCCACTTCGCACAAAGCTTTGTGCTCGTGTCCTGCTGGCCGCGGCCCCAACAACTCCTCCCTGTTTCCGTCACTGGCGGCGGTCGTCGTCGTTTCAATTGCCTTTCCTACTGTCATAAAAGACCTCCAAACAAATAACCCCCGGCACAGCGTGTGCCGCCGGGCCGGGGGGATACATCTAAGCAGGGCTCCCCCTTCGGGGGAGCTGTAAGCAGCTCCGGCCATGCCGGACTGCGCACTGAGAGGGTTAAACTTACGCCTTATTCGCCAGCTCTTCCATGCGGGCAGCGGTCTGGTCGTCCTGTTCCTGGCTGTGGCGGATGACCTCCGCCACCTCCGGGGGCACCTCAATGTTCTTGCCGCGCTGCAGCTGGTAGTTCACACCATTCACGCTCACGAACAGGTCGCCCTTGTACTTCCCGCTGTCCGAAAACAGCCGGATCGTCTCAGTCTTTTTCTTTGCTTCTGCCATATCCATCAACCTTTCCCGTAACTTATTTCAAATCGGCGCAGAGCAAAAATGCGGTTAAGAGATCTTCGCGTGTATGCGCGAATCTCCAGCATTTTTGCTTGGAGCCTTCTTCTTCGGGGTTACTAGGGGCGAGCAGCCCCTAGTTCGTGCCTCCCGCGCTTCGAAAGTAGCGGGTGCTTTTCTGGTTCTCTTTTGGCACGCAAAAGAGAATAACCCTTTTAGTTTGCCTCAGCCGTTGCACTGTACCGTGCGCTGCAGCTCTCAATGCGCACCATGTACTGCTCCACCAGGCGCTCAGCGGTCTTGTGTGCCTTCCAGCCCACAGATGCGCGCTGGTTCAGGGGGTCGTCACCGTAGCCCAGCTGCTTCACGATGTGCTCCAGGCCGCCGCCCTCGATCTCGGTGGAACCGTAGGCGTGGGCACCCAGGATCAGGGTGCTGAACACGGCCAGACCCGTCGGGCAGCCGGTGCCCTTCCAGATCTTTGCCTCGCTGGTCTCCACAAAGCGCACACCGTGCAGCGTGCCGATCTCGCCGTTGTAGATCTCGTCCGGCTGGGCGTACTTGTGCACATCGATCCAGTCCGGGTCGCGGCGCAGGTCATAGGCCACATAAGGGTGGATGATGCCCACAAAGCTGGTGCCGATGGGGTCAGCGTTCATGGCCTTCAGCTGGGTGGCCGCGCGGGCGATCAGGTCGCTGGTCAGCTGGCAGGTCGCGTCCAGGGTAGCGCGGCTGGTCACAGCGGTCTCTGCGCCGCCCTCGCCGATCTTGGGTGCATAGATCACGTTGGTGCCGCCCGCCAGCACATCACGCACGATGGTGTCCAGGGTGCGGCCCGCCTGGCTGGCAATGATCTTGGTTGCCTGCACGATGTTGTTGTCAATGGCAGTCAGCTGCAGCGTGTCGGTAATTGGTACCCAGCCGCCGTACTGCTTGACTTCAGCGGTAACGGTGGAAACGTTCATGGTCTGGCCGTCCGGGGTCACACCCTCGGTCAGCGGAGTGGTGGCCTTGGGCAGGCTGTCATACTTGCGGAACTCAATGTTTTTGCCGCCGTTGGCCGGAATGGGATACGGGTCGCCGAACTGGTCATGCACCAGGGCAGGCTCTGCCTGGTCGATCAGGCGCTTCTCGTAAAAGGTTTTCATCTCGGCACTCATGCCGGATGCGCCGGTGGTGTTCTGGTTCTGGGTGCTGGCCGTTGCAAACATCTGCAGATCCAGCTTCAGGTTCTTGGTTCTGTTGTTCATAGCTTCCTCCTAAAATTTATTTTCCTCTACTCACGGCTCCCCTAGTAGGGGAGCTCCGGCATCTGCGCCGCCGTAGGCGGACAGTGCCGGTGAGAGGTTTACAGTGTAATAACTTCACCCCGCATGGCCCGCCTCTCCATCTCTTCCATTTCCTTGCGGCTCATGTGGGATACGTCGATCTTGGTCTGCACCGCGCCGCCGGGGCGGGTGCCATTCTCGCCGGGCCGGGCATTGCGCTGCTGCATCCGGGTCACCACACCCTGCTCCACCTGCCGGGCCGTGGCGGCCTGCTGCTGTTTCAGGATGTGATCAAAGTAGGCGCTGCGGTAGGCGTTTGTCATGGAAACGCCCGACCGCATCATCTTCTCCACCTCCGGGTTCGCCAGCACCTCAGCCATGTTGAAGTCGGGATACTGGGCTTTCAGCTGCTCCGCTTCCCGGTCCCATCCGGCCTGCAGCTCGGCAATGCGGGCCTGCTGGACACGCTGACGCTCCATCTGCTGGATCATCTGCTGCTGTTCGGTCAGGTGCTTGTTCTGGCTTTCCAGCTTGTCCAGCTCCCGGGCCGTCCTGGTGGAAACACCCTTCTCCATGGCCAGCTTCTCGTAGTAGGCATCGTCCTTCACCGCGCCGTTCCGCACAGCCTCGGTCAGGGCCACCAGATCGTTGGCATCCGTGCCGTACTTTTCCTGCAGCGCCTGCATCAGACCCTTCATGGCCGGGCTTGCTTCCAGCCGCCGGGTCGCTTCGGTCACGGCGTTCTGCATCAGCTCCTCGGTCAGGTCGGCATACTCTCCGCGCAGCAGCTCACCAAAGGCTTTCCGCCGCTCCTCCGGGCTCTTGGTCTTGCCTTCGCCCTTCTCCTCGCCGTCCTTGCCCTCGGCTTCGTTCTGGTTCTCTTCCGCTTCCTCGTCCAGCTCAGACTTTTCCTCACTGCCAAGGGCTCCCCCCTCGGGGGAGCTGGCGGCGCTCTGCGCCGACTGAGAGGGTGAGCCCTCTTCCCGGCTGCTCCGCTTCAGCACCCCGCTCCGCCGGGCCAGCCGCTCTTCTGCCGGCCGCAGGGCGGGCAGCTCAATGGCATTGCCTTCCCCGTTCGCTGCCCCTGCAGATGCGTTGGCTCTCCCGTTGGGAGAGCTGTCCGCGCCAGCGGACTGAGAGGTTCCGTCCCCGCCCGCAGCACCACCGTCTGCAAACATCTGCAGATCAATGGCATCTGCCTTGTCTGCGTGCATGTTGATGTACCGCACATGCTCCGGGTAGGCATCCGCCAGCAGGATCAGACCGTCTGTCACCAGCTCAAATTTTGCCAGGCTGTCAGTGCCCTGCTTTGCCTGTACCACCATCAGGTTCCGGTCATCGGCACAGGTCACGGTCCCGCTGTCCAGACTGTAGGCCAGCGTCTGCATCAGCGCGCTCACGGCAGCACATACAATGTCCTGCCCCTTGGGTGCAAACTCCGCGTGCCCCTCGGCCCGCAGGAACATCATGTCTCCCATCTCGTTGTAAGTGATCTGGATCATTCTATCGCTCCTTCCAAAATTTCCTCTAAGCAGGGCTCCCCTTTCGGGGGAGCTGCAAGCAACTGCGTCGTCAGACGCATTGCGCGCTGAGAGGGTCACTTATTCGGATTATTCACGTTCATGGCCCGCTGTGCCGCCTGGGTGGCCAGGCTGTTGCCTCCGCCGCCCACCACAGCCCCCAGGCCGTTGGTCGCTGTCTTTGCGGTGGTCTGTCTGCCGCTGCTGCCGCCCGTGGTTCCTGCCGCCTGTGCAGCGGCCCCGGCCATGGCGCTCATGTTGGTGCCGTTCTGCTGGTCAATGATGGCGCTCAGCTTCTGCAGCTGCTCCATGGCCTGCTGCAGCTGGGTGTACAGGGTACCGTTCTGCTGCACCCGTTCCCGCACCTTTTCGATGCCCTCAAAGTCCATCATGTCCAGCACCGCCAGCGCCGCGTCAGCGTTGGCCGGGGCAAACAGCCCCATCTGGTAGCACTCCTTTGCCGTCTCGTTCTGGGAAAGGCGGCTGAAGGTGCTCTTCTTGGCAGCCGATACCGTGATGTCGAACACCGGCTCGTGGCTGCCCAGCTCCACCCCGCCGATCATGCCAACCGGCTGGGGCTGCAGCATTGCCCCGGAGAACTGCACATACTCCGGCTGGCCGCTGTCGCCGGTAATGCGGTAGACCCGGCTCTCGTCGTAGAACTGCCGCATCAGGTCGATGATGAAATAGCATTCCTTTGCAAAGGCCCGGTAAGCGCTTTTCAGCATGTCCCGGGAGAGCTTCGAGCCCGCTTCCTGCAGCGCCGCAATGGCAGAAGCCGCGGTCAGGCCGCTGGTGGTTCCGCCCTGGGAAACGTCCCGGTTGCCGCTGATCTCCTTCAGCTCTGCCACTCTCGCGTCCCGGTAGGTGATCAGGTTGCCCGCCAGTCCCGCTGTCTGTAAGGGCCGCAGGGTCTCGTCCGTCACCCGCCCTGCCGCGTGGACGATGTCCTTGCCAAAATCGGCCAGCTCCTGCTCGTTGATGCCCGCCCCGTCCTGGATGATGTACCGCGCCTTGGCCGAAAGCTTCACGTTCTCGTCCATGGCCGCGTTCATCTCGTCGATGGCAGTCTGGGTGTCCTTCATCACGTCGATGTACCCAAAGCCCGCCGGGCTGTCCTCTTCCACAAACAGGGTATCGAACACAAAGGGGTACTTTCCGTGGTCGTAGAATCCCCTGTCTGCCAGGGCCGGGTCGTTCTCGCTGGCGTAGAGCACCACACCGTTGCAGAACTTGCAGTAGTGCAGCACAGGCCGCCCGTCCTCCCGGGCCTTTTTGTAGTACCAGTCCACCACCACGCTCTTGTCGGAGGTGTCAATGCTCTGGTCGTGGATGTACTTTGCCACTTCCAGCGTGCTGCCGGTGTGGCCTTCCAGCTGGGGGTACTGGGCCTTCAGCTGTTCGTTGTCGGCCACCGCCAGACTGAACAGGTGGGGGCTGTCCTGGATGTCCATCACGCCGGGCTCCCAGTACATCATCAGCAGATCCATGCTCTTGATGGAGATGTCCCCCACGCCGTTCCGTAGGCCTGGGTCCCAGAAGATGCCCTTCACGCCAGTGCCCTGCTTGAGCTTGCGCCACCAGGTATCGCTGTACACCTGCTCGTATTCCGCCTGTTCCAGCAGCACCGGCAGGATCTTGGAAAGCACCTTGGCGGTCTGCTCGTCGTCCGCTGCCCGGGGCAGCACGTTGGGTTCCGGGTAGTTGTCCATGGCATCCGCGTGCTTATTGGCAATGCTGTTGAACAGCCACCCGCTGGAAGGTTTGGGCTTGCCCTCCATCATCTCGTTCTGGTAGTTGGCCCAGTGCTGCATCCGAAACCACAGCTCGTTGTCCACGATCCGCTTGTCCAGCGCCGCCTTGCCGGTCTTGTATCTCTGTAACAGCGCCGTGGCCTTCGCCACCTGCTCTGTGCCGATCACGTCGGTCATACTCTAAAAAACCTCGCTTTCTTCCCCAGCTCCAGCGGGTCATCCGGCATGGGCTGCACCGGCTCTGTCCGTGGCGGGCTGAGGGGATTCTCCATCAGCACATACCGGCACTCGTCGTAGATGTGATCCTCCTGGTCGGTGTTAATGTCCTCCACGTTGCTCTCGCTGTATACCAGGTTCGGAATGGTGCGGATAAAGTGCTTGCAGGTGTTGAACACCTGCAGCATGGGCCGCCCGTCCGCCTGGAACGCCAGCCGGTAGTGGAACTGCATCTTGCCCGCCAGCCGGGTGTGGTCGCCGGGAGCCCAGTGCAGAAAGTTCGGGCTCTTTTCCTGCATGGCAGCAATGCTCTCGCCCTGGCTCTCGTTGAAGATGGCCGGGTCGGCCACGCCCAGAATGGTGCGGCCCCGGAGCATGGGGTCGTTCTCTTCTGCTTCCCGGATCATCCTTGCCTGCTTCACAGGGTCAGCCTTGATGCCCTCGTTGGGGGTTCCGGTGCAGCCGTACAGCTCCCGGATGCGGTAAAGCCTGCCCTCTTCGTCCGCCGCATACCACCCCACGGAAAAGGGCTTCGAGTAGCCGAAATCGTACCCCCGCCAGATCTTCCAGTGTCCCGGGATGCGGAACGGGCGGATCACATGTGTCCACCGCTGGTCGTCGTAGTGGGCCGGGTCGTTCTTCCACTCGGTGAACACCTGCCCGGTAAAGCTGTCCCAGTCGCCGTAGAGCAGGGCTTTCTTCTCCGCTTCCGGCAACGCAGCCAACGTGCCCAGGTATCCCGGGTCATTTTCCAGCAGGGCCGCGTTGTCAAACACGGTGCTGGGGATAAAGATGCGGGTCCGCCGCTGCACGATCTCCCGTCCGTCCGGGGCCCTGGCCTTTACCATCTGCACCATCCGGGTGCCGGGCGGGGCCGGGCTGACGAACCTTGCCTTCACCCATCCGTGGCCGATGCCGCCGGGGTTGGCCGTGGCCCGGGTGTAGACCCGGGTATCGGGGCCGTTGGGTCGGTTTCGGCTCAGCAGGTAGCTGTACTCTTCCCAGGTGAAATGGGTCAGCTCGTCAAAGCCGATAAAGTCGTAGGCCTGGCCCTGATAGTTGTACTTGTCCTGGGCGTGGTTCAGGCTGCCAAAATAGATCTTTGCCCCGCTGGGAAAGGTCCAGCAGTGTGTGCTGCTGTTGTACCGGGCTTTTGGGAATACTGGCTTGTAATACCGCATTGTCTTGTCAATGAGCTCCCGCAGCTGGGGAAACGTCTTTCGGATGATGAGCCCCCGGTAGTGAGGGATCTCCACCTGCCGCAGGGCCTCGATCACCAGCGCGTCGCTCTTGCCGCCGCCTGCGGCCCCGCCATACAGCACTTCGTTCTCGGTGCGCTGCATGAACCGCGCCTGGGCGGGCTGTGGTGACCAGATCACCGGTCTGCCGTCACGCATCCTCTGTTCCGCCATCCACTTCCACCTCCTGCTGGCCGTCCGTCTCACTGGCTGCCGCGATCTCCACCATCGGCGGACCGCTCTCGCTGTCGGTGTTCTCCGCCGGGACCATGGCAGCAGCCTTTTCGGCCACTTCCATCAGCACCTTGGCCACACCGGCCGCGTTCTTGTCGCTCATCACCCGGCCCTCGTACCGCTCCAGTTCGGCGTTCAGCCGCCTGCGTTCCGTGTCATCCAGCTGCCTGTCATAGCTGCCCGGGCTGGCATACACCACAAGGCCGGTCTCGGTGGCATCCGCCAGCTCCTCCGGGTCATCCTTCAGCAGGGTGCCCACGGCAAAGTCCCGGGCCCGGGTGTCCTCGTCCAAACGCCGGTGCAGCCTCTCCGTGATCTGCGCCGCCCGTTGGCTCTCAGCGGCCCGGCCCTGCAAAAAGGTCACCTGTGCCCGCACCCCCAGGCTTGCCCGGATGGCGATCTCCCGCGCGGCTTCCTGCCGGGCCTTTGCAAAGGCATCACTGCGGCCTGCCTCCTCGCTCATCCAGCTGCGGATGGTGCTCTCCGGCACGCCGTACTTCTTCGCCACAGCGCAGACGGAGTTGGAGCCCAGCATGGCCATCACCACCTCGGCCCGGAACGCCGCCGGGTATTTCTTTCCCCGCTGTTTCCCCTTCACGGTATTCTTGCAGTACGCCCGCTTTTTCGCCAACTCTCTCACCTGCCTTTGCAAATAGCCTATCACGTCTCGCCCGCTCAAAATACCCCGGACATTTGCCCGCCGGGCAGCAGCCCTGCATCCGCTGCACACACTGCCACGGTGCTCAGGGCTTCCAGCTCTTTGGTGTAGTAGGTCGTCCGCCCCACATACAGCCGGGCGATCACCTTTTCCTCGGGCAGACCTTGCAGGTAGCGCAGCCGCAGCAGCTGGGCGCATACCGGGTCATTGCGGTCGTACCAGGCCAGCACCGCCCCGATCACCTGAGCCCAGGCAGCACAAACAGACCCCTCGCCATATCGGCGCAGAGCCTGCCGGGTCGCTTTCTTCTGCTCTTTTGTCACCGCTCCACCTTCTTTTCGCATGGGTATAACGCGCAAAATACCGGTGTTTTATCTGTCAGGTGCGAAGAATCGCAGCCTCCCTCCGACGCAGGATCACATAGCATTGTGGTTCCAGCCGTTCCCAGCCGGTTCCTTCCCGCTTCGGGCTCTCATGCAGCCCGCCGGGCTCCAGCACGATGCACTTTTCCATCTTCCAGCCGGGAAACCGCTGCTCCCACCACTTGGCATCGTTCTGCTTTTCCCCGCAGGCGGCCCGCAGCTGTTTCCGGCTCCATCTCCCATCGTTGGGGGCCTGCTCAATGGCCGGGCGCAGGTTGGCCGTTTCCACCCACAGCCGCTCCTTGTGGCCGTAGAGGTAGCCCACCGTGCCGTATTCGCCCTGCCCACTCTTGCCCAGCAGCTTTTTCATGTCGATCCGATCCACGTTCATGGTTCCCAGCGGCTCAAACTCGTTGGAGCCGGGGATACGCCGCCGCCACAGATCCTCCAGCATCTCCCGCCACTCCCGTCTCTGGGCCGCGGTCAGGCCCGGGCATTCCGCAAAACCGTGCATGTGCAGCCGTCCTGCTTCTCCCTTGCGCACCGCCACCAGCATCAGGCGGATGTCCTCCCGCCTTGCCCCGAACCGCTTGCAGGTGGCCGCCATCACCCGCCGCTTGTAGTTCTCCACGTCTCTCCGGCAGGCCAGAATGTCCTCCGGCAGAAATGGATCCTCGTATGTACCGGTCAGGAACATTCCCGCCGGACTGAAATTGGTCAGCGCCTTTCTCTGGCGCTTGCGCAGGGAATCCATTTTGTTCTTCGCCTTCTGCCCCTCGCTGGATTCCTTCCGCTTCTTGCCCCGGCCCCGGTGTTCCTGGGGGATGATGGAGAACACTCCCACTGCCATGTAGTCATCCCCGCACTGGTATTTTTTCTCTCGGATGTAGTTACAGCGCATCCCGGTGCCCTCCTGCCGGCTTTCACTTTCTGCTGATATTCTCTTTCCCGTGACCCCACCGTCACAGAAATAACGGGTATACTAGCTCCCCAAAGAGGGCCCTTCCCCCTCTTTCTTTATAAAGGTATTATGAAACGTAACGGATACGGTGGCGTGTCAGGTCCATCGTATCCGTTGCTCTTCATAATATGTGTTTAAGGCGTGGCGGGCTTTCCTTTTTCCGCCCAGTATCCGTAGGTCAGTTCCGGCTTTCCAATTTTCCGGGCCTTCTCGTTGTAGATCATCAGATCGTGCACGTCGTAGGCCAGGGCGCTGGGGTCGATCACGCCGCCAATGGGCTTGCGCTTCACCTTTGCTGGCTGATCCGGCAGCTTCATGGGGTGCCGGATCCGTTTCTGGCACAGCTCCATCTCCATCCGCGTAACGCCGCCGGGCTTGTACACGCCGCCCCGCTTGCGGTAGCACTCGTGCACTGTGCCCTCGCTGCCAAACAATCCCTTGTCCTTCAGCTCTGCCGCCGTGCCCTTGCCCAGCAGGGTGCCGTCCGCACCGTAGCAGCTGTACACCCGCACTATCCGGGTCTCGGCCCGCTCGTCCGCGCTCAGGCCCTCTGCCCGGGCCCTCTCCACCCGGTCGTCCTTGGTGCTCTTCCGCTCCATCTTCCACCGGTAGCTCTTCGGGCTGGGGTTCTTACATTTTTCCAGATTATTCCAAACGCTACTCAGCTTGTTCACATCGGGAAAATATCCCTGCTCCACCAGCTCCACGCTGGTGCCCTTGGCCACCACCTCGCCGGTGTCCCAGTCCATCAGGGTGTACACCCATCTGCATCCGCTCTGCATCTTATCGTCCTCCTTGATCCTTGGCTCCCATATCAGGGGAGCTCTGCAAGGCGCTGGCATAGCCAGAACGCAGCGGTGAGAGGTTGCTTCCGGTAGCCGCTGCCATGGCATCCGCACATTTCTGCCGAACACTCTCTTCGTTCAGCACATTCAGGCTCTGGCGGCAGGCCTTACGGCCCGCTGCCATCATCACGGCCCGCTTCAGAAACTCCGCTTCCTGCTCCTTGTAGCTTCGGCTCAGGGTCTGCACTGTCTTTTCATCGTCCACGTTCTCCACCACGATGTCCTCAGTCTGCAAGGCATCGCAGGCGCAGCGCCGCAGCTTTTCCATGGCCACATCCAGCCCGTCCGTCTTGCCCCACTCATTCAGATGCTCGTAGTTGTGGCGCATCTCTGCATACAGCCGGTTCAGTCGGTCTGCTCCAAACCCCAGCTCCTGCACACAGGCCAGCGCCATCAGCTGCCAGGCCATGGTCGCTGCCCGGTCGCCCACCATTTTCAGCTGCTGCTCCCGCCGGTTGCGGGGTGTCCGCAACGCAGGCACCCGGAATTCCGTCGGCACGCCCTTGGGGATTGCCTCCGCCCGCAGCCGCCGGGCCTTCTCCGTCTGGGGCATCCCGTTCTTGTCTGGCTGCATCACCACAGCCAGGCTCTGGCTGCCCAGCAGCTCCTTCCGTCTGGTGATCCGGTCAAGCCGGGTGCGGCCCAGCCCCCACAGCTCATGTAAGGCGATCTGCCCGCACCAGCAGGTCAGCTGCACCACGCTGTCCTGGGTCAGGTCCATCTCCGCCGAAAGGCTCATCTTTGTTTTCATGGTAACTTCTCCGTTCTTCATATTCCCCGCACGCCCGGTTCCGGCCTGCACAGCTCAGGCACCGGCTCCGTGTGATTTCAAACACATGTACACACTGGGTGCCGTCCATCTCACGGCTCCCCGGTCTCTGCCATCAGGGCAGCCAGACTGCTCATCATCCCGCTCAGCGTGTGGCTCAGCACATTGATCGCATCCTCCTGCAGGTCTCCCGGCAGGGCACGCACGGCAAAGGCCGCATCGTTCATGGCATTCTTCAGCCGGGTGTTCACCAGGCTGATCTCTGCCCACAACTTCGCCTCGTCCGGGGTCATCTTCCGCCGGGCGGGCCGCACAACGCCCTTGATCATGGCCGTCAGCTCGTGGAACTCCTCGTCGGTCAGGCTCCTGTCGTTCCCCGCCTCGGCAATTGCCCGCGCCCGGTCACTCGGTGTCCCGGTAATCAAAATGTTCTTGTACTCTTCCAGCGTCATTTCTGTTCCCCCGCATTCATACCGTTCAGCGCTGCAATAAATCTTGCCTCTTTGCCCTCGTACCCTTCCGTTACCTTAAAGCCTTCCGTGTCCGTCAGCAAATCCTTAATAAGTTTCGCCGCCTCGTCGGCAAATAGCGGGTCAGTAGAAATGGGGCCTAAAAGCTTCCGTGCAACACCCACAAAGCACCGGGCAGCACATGTCAGCACTTCGTCCAGGCTCTCATGCTCAGCTTCCACCGCCAGCATCATCTGACCCTTGACCGTCTTTTTGATTTCAATCCGTACCATCCTTACCCCGCCTTTCTGCCGCAGGCGGCCTTCTTCACCGTGTTCTCCGGTACCTTGTGGATCTTCTGCGGCTCCTTCCGCTGCTCTGCCACCAGGCCCAGCCCGGCCAGCGCCAGGGCTGCACACCCCAGCACAATGGCCAGCAGCGTGTAGCCCAGCATTGCCCAGCCGTTGGCCGCGTTCTCAATGGCCCCGCCGCAGCCTACGGCAGCCAGTCCCAGCACAATGGCACCGGCGCTCAGCACGCTGCCCGTGATCTTCTTTTTCATTTGCAAATCCTCCAACTCTGTGTTAAACTTCTGGTGATGTGTTGTCAAACCATCACCCTGGTTGGCTCGTCGGTGTTCCCGCACCGGCGGGCCTTTTTGCTTTTCTCGCATCTCTGGCCGCCTTCCATTCCTGAAATGCAGCCTCATTCTCCGGTTTTGAGTAAAAGTCCTGTGTGATGTGCAGCAATTCAATAATTTGCCAGTGCTCAAAGGGCAGTTTCTGCTTTCGGCCCATGGCAACACCTCACAGCCACTCGGCACAGATGGTCTCCACCACAGGCTTTGCAAAGCCGATCAGCTCATCGCCGCGCTTTGCGGCCACGACTGCCGGGCCCACCAGCTCTGCCGCCGTCATCTCACTGGCGCGCTGGTTCGTCAGGTGGCGCTCCTTCATCAGCCCTTCCTCGTTCACCAGCAGCAGAATGCCGTCCACGTCCTTCTCCCGCGCCCACTCGGCGCTCAGCAAGGCGGGCACCGGCTCGATCGGCCCGCCCACCAGCTTCTGCAGGGTCTCCAGCTTCATGCTGTCACCATCATCACACTTCATGTTGAATGCCCGGTTCTTCGCCGGGATCACGATCATATAACGGTCCATCGTTCGTTGCTCCTTTCATGTGTCCTTCTTCGGGTCGGCAGGGTTTGTGCGGTGCTGACAAAAGAGATATTCCATTCTCAGCCAACCTGTGCCGCTTCTTCCACGCTCACCTGATCAAAACAGGCTTCCAGTTCCCGCAGAACCTTCCGCTGGGTACACTCGTCCACTCCGGCGTTCTGCATTGCCATCCGGCAGTAGCCCATACAGGCGGCATTGCTCCAAGGGCCGTTGATATTCTGGATGCACGCCATAATTTCTTCGTACTTCATAATTTCTCCATTTTCCCCCGGCTCCCCGCCGGGGCTTTTTCATGCGCTTTTCTTCGGGTCAGGGGTTGAAAGTCTGAAATCTGCAATTGCCTGTTGAATCTTTCGGGTCGGTGGGCTGGGGACGGCTGCTCGCTACCAGCGCTGCCCCCTCGATCATATACCCGATCTTCATCTGCACGTCCTCCGGCAGGCTTTGGATTTTGTCCAGCAGCATTCCGGTGTTCTTCTCATTGGCTGACATTGTGTTGCCTCCTTTCGATTGCAGCATTGTCCAAAGTGTATCTAGGACACTTTCCGTATTTAGTATAGTGTCTTTTCGCCACAATGTCAAGTGCTTTTTATCTTTTCGAGTTGATTTTCGACACTTTTGTGCTATAATGGGATTCAGAAAGGAGGTGATACCGATGAATGAACGGATCAAAGCCGTCCGCAAGGCGCTGGGCTTGACCATGGAGCAGTTTGGTGAAAAAATCGGCATGGGCAAATCGTCTGTCAGTAAAATCGAAAAAGGTCTCAACAGCACAACCGAGCAGACCATCAAGTCCATCTGCCGGGAGTTCGGGGTCAACGAAACGTGGCTGCGCACCGGCAGCGGGGAAATGTTTAACCAGAGCGAGGACTCCGTGCTGAACCGTCTGGCCGAGGAATACCATCTGGATGACCGCAAAAAAGCCGTTGTCGCTGCATTCCTCAAGCTCAGCACCGCCGATCAGGAAGCGATCCTTCGCTATGTAGATACCCTCTCCGCCGAGCTGGCCACTTCTCCCCCTGCGCTGGATGTGGATGCCGAGGTGGAAGCCTACCGGCAGGAGTTGCTTTCCCAAAAGAGAGCGCAGGACGCTGCATCTCTCTCCGCTGGCATCGCCGACACCGGCTGATCTGACGCAAAAAGGCCCCCGTGCAGCCTGCACAGGAGCCTTTTTATGTTGCAAAAGCAACAAAACAAAATTTTCTTTGATTTTATGGTGATTTTGATACTTCCTTTTTCTGTTTTCTTCCCCTAATATTGAATTATGTGTAATATTTAGGGGGATTTTGCATGGAGTATTATCAGATTGCTGGGATTTGCCTGTTTCTTTGTGTTGTAACCTATCTGCTTGGAAATGCGCACGGTAAAAAAGCCGAGCGAGAAGGCAAAACAGTCCAGTCCAAACAACTAGCTGAAGAAATTTCCACCCAGAAAGCTGAAATCGAAAAACAAAAAGCCAAAATTTACGAAAATCAAGATCAGCTTAAAGCGCTTCACGAATCCGTTAATAAAATGGAGTATCTTCGTCTGCAAAGGGAGCGTGCTTCTGATGATGAAACCAATGCTCTAGCAAAAAGGCGTGCCGAAAAATTGTTGGTTGCCGAACAGCAGTACCAACAGCGGCTCGATCAATTAACACAACGGCATGATATCCTTCAAAGTCAAACTAAAACTTTGGAAAAGCAGTATCAGGAAAAAGAGAAAGAATTGGAGAGAAGTTTCTCTCACATGAAAAAAAGCTTAGAAGCTGAAGTCAACCAGCTCGAAGAATCTAAAGCAAATATTGAAAAATCTCTCGATTCAGAGAAAGCAAAATACCTTCATGACCGTGAAGTAGCTCTCAGTTCTTTTGAGAGGACTCTCAATGCTCGAAAACTCTCTCTTGATAATAGGGAACACTCTATTCAGGCCGTTATAAATACATCTATCGCTTACAATCCATTTCTTGCACAGCAATTTGCTGATTGTCTTTATATGGCTGATCTAAAAGATGCCGACTATCTCAAGTACAAAAAGCGCCCCGCTCTGACAGCTGCTGAAAAAGTACAGGAGATTGCCGCTCAAAAGCGGTTGCTTCAAGAACAGTGCAAATTACAGGAGTATCAGCTGAATCTGTATGAAAGTTCTTTCCCCTGGCTGGCAGAGTTCAAAGAAATCAGCACAGAAGATTTGCAGCAACTCAAATCCGTAGATTCTGCACCGGACAGTGAATATAGTTCTTTGAGAAATTGGCTTTCTCCGCAGGAATATCAGTCCTTGTCGTCTGTCGAAAGGCTTCAACTTGCATTGGATAGATATTCAAAGCGTCAAAAATCCAATTGGCAAATTGGCATTGAATACGAACGTTATGTTGGATATTGCTATGAAAAGAAAGGTTATCGTGTACTGTATAATGGAGCCATGGAAGGGCTTGAAGATATGGGACGTGATCTTATTGTTTCCAGAAATAAGAGTATGTTCGTAATTCAGTGCAAACGCTGGGCCGTAGAGAAAACCATTCACGAAAAGCACATTTTCCAGCTATTTGGAACAACCATTCTCCAAAAGCTGGAACATCCCGACTATAATGTTGGCGGTTTATTTGTTACCACTACAACATTATCCGATTTGGCAAAATCCTGTGCGGAATATCTTCATATCACTGTTATTGAAAGCTTTCCTCTGAAAGCGTACCCTCTTATTAAATGCAATATTTCCAAGAATGGCGATAAAATCTATCATCTTCCTTTCGACCAGCAATACGATCGCGTAATTATCGATCCTGATGATGGAGATTTTTATGCTTCCACTGTTGAAGAAGCTGAAACCAAAGGTTTCCGCCACGCTTGGCGATGGACTGGCTCATAAAACAATCGCTTCCATTTTGGAAACAGTTCCACGCACAAAAATAACCCCGCCAGTGCGCCAACACCAGCGGGGTTCCTCATAAGAAAACATTCCACCGTCTTGCTTTGTGAGGAGGTGCGGCCGGGGACTTCACGACCCGGTCTGCACTTTTATTGTAGCATGATCCCCCTCAGAACACAATCCGACAAAAAAGAATCCCCGGCAGCTCTGTACGATAGAGCCGCCGGGGCCAGATGGGGAATCTGTCTGTCGGAGAATAATCATAGAATAAGAAAACACGCCTGCTGAGCAATTTCATTGTACCATGATCCTGCTCAGCGCACAAGGAGCAATCATGGCAAGAAAAAAGAAAGTATCTCCCGGGAACCGTCTGGTTGCCTACTACCGTTACAGCGGCGGTTCCCAGCAGACCGAGCAGAGCATCGAGGGCCAGCGCCGGGACTGCGAAGCCTACGCCCGGCAGCATGGCTTGACAATCGTGCATGAATACATTGACCGGCACATTTCGGGCCGTGGTGTTGAATCCAGGCTGGCTTTTCAGCAGATGATCGCAGATAGCAGCAAACATCTGTTCGATCTCGTGATCTGCTGGAAAACTGACCGTTTTGCCCGCAATCGCTATGATAGTGCGGTCTACAAAAAGAAGCTGCGAGATAACGGAGTTCGTATTCTTTATGCAGCCGAAAGCTCTGTGGAAGGACCAGAGGGCATTATTTTGGAAGGTCTGATGGAATCCCTGGCCGAATACTATTCCGCTGAGCTGGCTCAAAAGATGCGGCGTGGTATGCGGGAATCCGCACTCAAGGGGAAGGCAATCAATCCTAACCGCCCCCTGGGGCTTACCACAGATGAACACAAGCGTTTTATTATTGACGAGAAAAATGCCCCCACTATCCGGTTCATCTTTGAGCATTATGCGGCCGGAGAAAGCAGCGCTTCCATCGTGGATCAGCTGAACGCTGCCGGGCTCCGTACCAGTAAGGGCAATTCTTTCAACAAATGCAGCATTCCTCGCATCATCCAGAATGAAGCCTATCATGGTGTCTATATCTGCAAAGCCTACGATGTCCGTATTGACGGGGCAATCCCCGCCATCATCGACGATGATTTATGGAAGAGGGCGCAGAAAATGCTCACGCTCAATAAACAGCACCGTGCACCACATAGTTCCCATGCTGATTACTTGCTCTCTGGCAAGCTTTTCTGCGGTTGCTGCCACAGTCTGATGCGGGGCATCTCCGGCCACAACTGCCGCAACGATGTTTACTATTACTATGCTTGCGGGAATAAAGCTGATGGCGGTACCTGCAAAAAGAAAAACATCCCAAAAGATGTTGCCGAGAATCTTGTGGTCAATGCCATCTGTGAAAATATCCTTCGTCCAGACACTCTTGAAGATCTGGCCGACGCTATTGCCGCTGCACAGCAGGCAGAAGTCAACCAGCCCGATCCAGAGCGTGCAATGTTAGAGCAAAACCTGGCTGATGTGCACCGAAAAATCAACAATATCATTGAATCCATTGAAAACGGTACTGCCAGCTCTCGTCTGTCCGCCCGCCTTGCTGACTTGGAGCAGCAGGAAAGCACCCTCAACTATCAATTAGAATCCCTGAAAGAAGTTCATCCACCCGTTCTGGATCGTGAGCGCATCCTCTTCCTATTGGAGCAGTTCCTTATCTCTCCCAATGAACGTACCGAGGATTATAACCGCAGGATCATTGATACCTTTGTAAATCGCATCGAGATCACAGACACGGAAATGCTTATTTATTTTAATCTTTCCGAAGCGTCTGCTTCCGAAAAACAAAAAAATTCCCAGCCGAACAGTTGTTCGACTGGGAATCATCTGGTCCGAGTGGCGAGAATCGAACTCACGGCCTCTTGAACCCCATTCAAGCGCGCTACCAAAACTGCGCTACACCCGGATATCGTCCTCCGCCTCCCTACCGAAGCATTGGCGACAAAAGATATTATACGCATCTTTCCGGGTTTTGTCAACACTTTTCTGCATCTTTTTCTGATTTTTTCAAGAAAAGTATGATTTTTGTCGTATGAGCGCCGCTTTACTTTTTTGCTTTTGCAGCAGTTTCCGCTTCCGCGGCCCGCAACTGCCTGTCCTTTTCCAGCAGGGGCTTGAGGTACTGGCCGGTAAAGCTGCCGGGTACTTCGGCCACCTGCTCGGGCGTACCCTCGGCAATCACCAGGCCGCCGGCGCTGCCGCCTTCAGGGCCAAGGTCAATGATGTGATCGGCACACTTGATGAGATCCAGGTTGTGCTCGATGACAATGACCGTGTTGCCCGCATCCACCAGCTTCTGCAGCACCTCGATCAGGCGATGCACGTCCGCAATGTGCAGGCCTGTGGTAGGCTCATCGAGGATATACACCGTCTTGCCGGTGCTGCGTCGGGCTAGCTCATTGGCCAGTTTGACACGCTGGGCCTCGCCGCCGGACAGGGTGGTGGCGCTCTGACCCAGGGTCACATAGCCAAGGCCCACATCCAGCAGGGTCTGCAGCTTGCGGGCGATCTTGGGCTGGTTTGCAAAGAACACCACCGCCTCCTCCACGGTCATGTTCAGCACGTCGGAGATGGTCTTTTCCTTATACTTTACCTCCAGCGTCTCGCGGTTATAGCGCGCGCCCTTGCATACCTCGCAGGGGACATAGACATCCGGCAGGAAGTGCATCTCGATCTGCAGGATGCCGTTGCCCTCACAAGCCTCACAGCGGCCGCCCTTGACGTTGAAGCTGAACCGGCCCGGGCCATAGCCGCGCATCTTTGCATCCTGGGTCTCGGCAAAGACGGCGCGGATATCGTTGAACACGCCGGTATAGGTGGCCGGGTTGGAGCGGGGCGTGCGGCCGATGGGCTGCTGGTCGATGCCAATGACCTTATCCACGAACTCAAGACCCTCCACCCCGTCGCACTTGCCCGCACGGCTGCGGGCACCGTTCAGCTCACAGGCCAGCGTCTTGTACAGGATCTCATTGATCAGGCTGGACTTGCCGGAACCGGAAATGCCGGTCACACAGACGAACTCCCCCAGCGGGAACCGGACATCAATGTTGCGCAGGTTGTTTTCCCGGGCACCTTTCACGGTCAGGAAGTTTCCATTGCCGGTGCGGCGGGTCTGGGGCACAGCAATGCGCTTGCGGCCGGAAAGGTAATCGCCGGTGATGCTTCGCTTGGCCTTACAGATATCCTTCACGGAGCCCGCCGCCACGATCTCGCCGCCGTGAACGCCC